ATTTCACGGATTGCATCTGGGCGTGGTACACGTATGCATACGCTATGTGAAAAGTATTTGAACAACCAAGGGTTGGGTAAGCCAATGCCTGATGCCTTAGAATTGTTTAGAAAGGTGCAACCATATCTAAACAAAATCAACAACATTCATTATCAAGAATGTGCATTGTGGTCAACCAAACTTGGCATGGCTGGGCGTGTAGATTGTATTGCGGAATATGATGATGTTCTTTCTGTCATTGATTTTAAAACATCCAGCAGAGTGAAGACTTCCGAAGATATTCCCGCATACTTTGCACAATGTACCGCTTATGCATTGATGTATGAAGAATTGATTGGTGTAAGAATTGACCAAATAGTTGTTATCATGGCTGTACAGGAAGATAACCCAATCATCTTTATTGAACCAATGAGAAAACATATAAATACTTTACTAGAGTACATTAGTTTTTATCGTGAAAAAAACAATTATTACCTGACAAACTAGTTTTGTTGTGTTATAATTAGTGTTATTGCTGTATGAAGCAAAGAGAAAAGTGTCCTGGACGGGGGTGCGAATCCCCCCACCTCCACCAAAAACATATTGAGTGAAGCACATCTTTTAAACCAAGCGGGTTTGAGTCCCGAGGCTTAATATGTTTCTGATGGGGGTGACCTAGATTCGACAGGGCAACAAGTACATGCGTGGACAGCACGGTAGGCGATGACCGTTAATCAAGCAAAAAAAGTAAACGCAAACGACTCACGTTTCGCATTGGCAGCCTAAACGCTGACTAGGGTTTCGGTAGGTTTCCTCGTAACAGAATAACCTACCAATATTTTAACAAGGAGTTTTATTTTGAAGAAAATCGCAATCGCAAGTTTAATTGCAATCGCAACTGCCGCACAAGCCGGTGGTTTTGTTTCGTATGGTGTTGACCAAGTTACCGACCGTGTAAGTAACAAACAAAGTATCGCACAGTATGTCCGTGCCGGTACTACATTAGGTGGTTTGAATCTTGGATTACAAAATCGTAATGCTCGTACCAATGACAACCAATCTATGTTCAATAGTTTGGAACTTACCGCAGGTAAAACAGTTTTCGGTATCAGCCCATTCGTTGGCGTTGGTTTCGATAATGGTGGCGCTGGTGCAAAGCCATATGAGTATGGTTTAGTTGGCGCAAACGCTGGAGTTAAAGTTGGTCCTGGTTATGCCATGGCTGGTGCTAAGACCCGTGTAAATTGGGATAGCGCAAATCCAAAACAATCTGTAGTATTTGCTAGTTACGACATGCCAGTCATCAGCAAAGTATCTGTTGGTGTTGGTGTTAGCCAAAGCTATCAAGACATTCAGGATCGTGCAGTTGGACTTACAGTCTCAGTAGGATTCTAATAAAAGAGTTTGTTAGTTCTCAATAAAAACTAACACACACTAACACACAGGAGAAACTATGTCAAATATGACACCTTTTGAGATACGCCTTGACCTACTAAAAATGGCACAAGGAATGCTATCAGATGATTATTATGGTAAGCGTGAGCAAATCAGCAATGATTGGTCCATGCAATGTGAATCCGCAAAAATCAAAGGCGAAACACCGCCAGCACACCCAGGCTTTCCGCCATATCCCTCCGAAACAGAAATTATAGCCAAAGCACAAGTGCTTAATGGTTTCGTTTCTCTTAGTGGTTTCGTTTCTATAGAAACTCCAAAAGTCTCTAAGAAATCCTAATTGGAGGTATGCCAGTTATCTGGCATTCACACACAGAAAGGAAACAGATGCGAAGTAAACCTATACTTTTGAGTATAATTTTCTCATCAATAATTTTGTCATTATCATTAGTGAATGTTGATACACATAACATTCTACCGATGAAGTCAACATTCAATGCACTCACTACGGATGCAAAGAAACAGGTAACATGCTTAGCTGAAAATATTTATTTTGAAGCCGCGCATGAACCAAACGAAGGTAAGAAAGCGGTAGCATTCGTAACCTTTAACCGAGTACAGTCTGGATATGCAAATGACATATGCGGAGTTGTAAAGCAAAAGACTGGTAACACTTGCCAATTTTCTTGGTATTGTGACAGCACGTTTACCAGTAAGACATTGACAATCAAGAACACTTTGTTGTATAATGAGATTTTAGAGTTATCAACAAACCTTTTCTTGAATTTTGAAAGAATGACCGATGTAACAAACGGTGCGACTTATTACCATGCTGATTATGTGAATCCAGGTTGGACAAAACTAAAAAGGGAGAAACAAATTGGCAGGCATATTTTCTACAAGAGTAAAGGCGACAAAATTGACAGAAACAAAGGAATCATTTAAAATGAACAATAACTTAATTACGGTGTGCGTTTCGGCAACAATAGTTTGTTGTACGTTTATTGTAAGTATCTTCATGTATAATATAAACGACAGAAACAATATGGCAAAAAACATTGAAGCGGCTATTGCCAAAGGTGTTGATCCAGTTTCTGTTAAGTGTGCATATGAAACAAACATGAATGCAATCTGTATAACTTACGCAGCCACGGTTAGAAAATGAGTGAAGTAGATAGAATTTTTAGAGAATTGAAACTGGCCGCATCACAAATCGGCGAAGGTGCACCTAGGAAATATCGGGTTTCTAAATCAAAAGGAAAACGGAGAAAACGTAGTTTGAAATCATGGACTTATGACGCAACGGATATGAATATGAATGAAATGAAAACAGGTATAAACGATAAATTTTTTGTTGGCGCATCTGATTACAGCGATTGGCTGTACATGCAAATGATTGATGCTCGGTCAGAAAAGAAAATTTCAACTCATAATTCGGAGTTGAAATTGCATGGCAATCGTCAAAAGTGGAAAGAATTCATTGAAGAAGAATTTGAGGGTGACCACATTCTTCAATTCACAAGTTCTAGTGGTCTTATCATCACCGAAGGTCTGAATTTCATTCGCTATGATGTGAATTCTAATTCAATTACCACACAGACTTATGGTGATAAAATCTTCATTGAAAATGTTGAAGACATGTTTCTAAGACATTTTGAAGAAGTTACCTCATACATTGAATGGGTGTATGGTGCAAATGGTGATAGCGTTAATGTTCCTTTGAATGCGGATCGTTTGCCTGTTGATGAAATGTATCCGTTTCTCAAAGAGCCATTGACCGACTACTATGACCGCTACTTGGAATCTAATGCAAACATTCTTTTGTTGATTGGACCACCAGGCACTGGCAAGACAACTTTCATTCGTGGTCTTCTTGCACACAGTAACTCCTCTGCTATTGTGACATATGATGCCGCAATTCTGGAGAAAGATTATCTGTTCGCACGATTCATTGAAGATGAAACTGGTGTGATGGTGCTTGAAGATTCTGATAACTTCCTGAAAGCACGGAGCGATGGTAACACGATGATGCATCGTTTTCTAAACGTTGGTGATGGTCTTGTTACTACAAAAGGTAAGAAGTTGATTTTCTCAACTAACTTGCCAAGCATTCGTGACATTGATCCTGCGTTGATTCGCCCAGGTCGTTGTTTTGACATTGTTTCTTTTGATTCATTGAAACAAAAAGAAGCCGAAGCACTGGCTAAGAAAATCGGTGTTAAGTTGGATGGTAAGCGTGATAGCTGGACTATCGCAGAAGTGTTCAACAAACAAATTGAACAAAGTACCAACAAAACAGTTGGTAGCAAAATGGGTTTCGTTTAAGGAGTATATTATGGCTGTAAAACAATTTAGTATTAATCAAATCTCTAGTGAAGCTGACCGCAAGAAATTGCTTGATGCTATGAAAGAGTGTTCCAATTCTATGATTCGCATGGAAGGCGAAAAAGACTTTATTAAGGAAGCAATCAAAGAAATTTGCGATGACTTGAAGTTGCCTAAGAATATTGTGAATCGTCTGGTTAAAGTTTACCACAAACAAAACTATGATGAAGAAGTTGCTGTGCATGAACAATTTGAACAGTTGTATGAAACGATTGTAAAATAATGCCAACAAAAGATGAAATGTACAAGTTTCAGGAAGAGATTGAAAAACTCGTACTAGAAACCAATTACAACTATATGGAAGCAATCATTGAGTATTGTAATAAGACTGGCATGGAGATTGAACTAGCCTCCAGTTTGGTAAACAAAGACTTGAAGGCAAAGATTGAGATTGATGCACAAGAACTCAATATGTTGCCTAAAACACGTAGACTTCCTATTTGATTTGTGATATAATTATAGCATGACAGGCTATGAAGCATTCTCTCTTTACCACGTACTAAAATTGCATTTCACCTCGGGCTATGACTTTTTTAAGTACAGCGGTAAAACAAACATCACTATAGAATCGTTTGAGAAAAGAAAAGACAAGTATCATTTCTACAAGTTATCCAGAAAGTTTAACAATCGTAAAAATGACTACATTGATTTTGTTATCTCAAACCTTCTACACAATGATAATTGTTGGGCAGGAACTTTGCTTGAAGATGATTCAGATGAAGTTAATATAAAGAGACTTGCAATCGTTCAAGCATTGAGTTATAACTTTCAAAATGATTGTTCGGTGATTGGTGAGAGTGGTAGCATAAACGATTTATTAAAAACTGATGGTGAGTATCCAGAGTTATTGACGATGACCTTGCAAAAAGTTATTCAAGCTGAAACTCTATGCATACTGAATTCAATGATGAATTTTCTTCCTATGTGGCAAAGAAAAATCTCAGATGACATTCGCTGGCCATTACTATACAAAAAGTGGACAAAGTATTCTCCGTTTTTGAGTTTTGATAAAGCAAAGTTTCGTGAAATAGCATTGAAAGAATTGAAATGATTGAAAAGATTTATTTGGATATGGATGGTGTTCTCTGTAACTTTGAGCGCCGATATTTTGAGTTATACAAAGAACTGCCTGGTTCAATGCGTGACCGAAAAGATTTTAATGTTCACTGGCATGACTTCATAGCGACAAAGCAATTTGAAACGCTAGACTGGTATCCTGGTGGTAAAGAATTGGTTGCATTTTGCTTTGAAGCGGATGTACCGATTGAGTTGTTGACTTCTTCTGGTGGTAACAAATACCATGATGAAGTTGCACGACAAAAAATTGTTTGGTTAGAAAACAATGGTCTTGGTAAACTAAAGGCGAACGTTGTTCCCGGTCGTAAGCACAAGGCTGAGTATGCTACACCAAACACAATTCTTATTGATGATACACAAGATATTATCCAGATGTTTAACGCCGCTGGTGGTATTGGTATTCTTCATAAAGAAATTGGTAATACTTTAATGATGCTTGAAAAGCTACTTGAAGTTGAACTAAATACATGATACAATGAATCATGTGGATAATTTTATACAACGCATACAATTTATACAAAGGAAAATACTATGTCTTTCGCTAATCTAAAACGCAACCGCGACAGCCTTGATAAACTCACTAAGGCTATTGAGACCACCACACAAACTGCTGAGGCTGGCTCAAAAGATGACACCCGATTCTGGGCTCCAACTGTAGACAAATCTGGTAACGGCATGGCTGTTATTCGTTTTTTACCAGCACCTTCTATTGATGGTGATGATGGGCTTCCATGGGTACGCCGTTTTGACCACGGCTTTCAAGGACCAGGTGGATGGTTCATTGATAACTGTTTGAC